CATGTAATTGATAATGGCGTGCTGCCAGCATATGTAATGAAGAAAATCTGCCACGCCAAATCACCTTCACTAGTCCCAGGTCTAGCAAACCCAATATAAACAAGGTTTGCTCCTCCGTTTAGATCGCCTCTATATGCCAAATCCCTAAAAGTCTGAGGAAGATATTCTCCCTGCGGATTAATTAGTCCTCTAGGTCGATTCAGATTGCGGATTTCCATTACTTTCCTCTTTATCTTTTTGTTCTGCTTTTATTTCGATATCCCTTATGCGTTTAATACTAGAAAATCAATCTGAATATCATCCGTTGAAGTTGTCGCGCCTGTTCCGTTTGTGATAACGATTGCAAGAGATCCTGCCGAAGCGGTTTTGCTCTTAATGCTTAGTGCCGATCCTGTTGTTGCTCCACTCATGCTTAACATGACTTCAGTTGTCGAAGCTGTAATTGCTGAGTTTGTGATAGTCAAAGTAAGGTCGGCCGCTGCTGCAATAGAAACAGTAGTGAATGTTGCTCTTCCCGATCTTCCGTTAACAACTACAGGGCTAGACGCAACCCCAGATGCTTGAGAAGAATTCAAAAGGATACCAGTGCCAACCGATGTAGCAACAAAGTTTCCGTTAGTGGCGGTAATTGCACCAGACGTTGCCGTCACAGTTGTACCGGCTGTCAAGCTTCCTGAGATTGATGGAGAACCTGAATATGCAGGTGCTACACCGACACCACCGCTCATTAGAACTTGCCCTGTAGCTACGTCAGCTAAAGAACCAACGACGTTTGTAGCTGTAGCAATTAAAATATCACCAGCTACCACAGTATCAACCCACGTATCTGTTGAGGCGACATAGTTAGTGCCATTGGATCTTAAAATTGTACCTGTTGCTCCAGCAGTAGTTGGGAATGTGGTTGTTGTCCATGTTGGGTTCGCCGAAGCTCCACCAGAAACTAACACTTGTCCTGCGGTTCCTGCACTTGTTGCAACAATCGAGCTAGTGCCTTCTCCAATTAAAACGCCATGGGCCGTGAAGGTAGTTGGTGTATAAGGTCCGATCAAAGAAATCGTAGCAACCCCAGCCACGGTAGAAACTGCAACTTGATTAGCGGTTCCTAGCACTTGAGAAATATTTCCGCCACTAGCAGCCAAAACTTCCCAGTTTCCCCCACCAGCATAGATATAAAAAGTGGTAGGCGCATTAGCAGGGGTATAGGCAATTTGCCCTATCTCATAGTTTGTTTGGTTGCTTGGAGGGGCGCTTTGAAAAGGGATAGGAGGAGGAAGCACGGGGATTAGTGCCTGTCCGATACCGTAAACTTGAAACATTTTAGACATGATGAATACTCCTATTGAGTCGTTAAAATTTAAAATTGCTGTATAAAAATAACGCCAGTCAATAGAAATAGCCGTTGTCCGCAGGAAGATTGACTTATTGTGAACGCCGTGTTACACTATTATCGTGTTTGAAACAAAGGATTTATTGTGGATTGGATTCAATTATTAGTTCTCATGGGCACAATGCTAGGAACGGTTCTTGGCATCGTTATCCCCTTACATTTGCATACTCTAGCGCATCTGAAGGCCATTTCCGATGAAATGAAAGATTTTCATGGAAGACTATGTTCTATTGAAGAAAGGAACAAGAAATGATCTTCTTAACGGTTAAGGAATTTGCCGAGAGGATAAAAATGCACCCAGGTAGCATTCGCAGGGCAATTAGAGAGGGAAAGATCTTTGCATCGAGACCAAGTGTTGGGAAATATGGGCCGTTTAGGATCGCTGAATCGGAACTAGAGAGACTGCATTTACAAGGTATGTGCGAGAAGAAACCATGAACGAAAGTTTTTTATTTAATCTGATAACGGCAGCAAAAAGAGAGATCGAATATAAAATCGAACTTATAAAAAACATGCCAGAAAGCGCAACAATTTCCGGTCTTGATGATGGAAAAATCATTGGATATTCACGGTCGCTCGAACTGATAAATATGGCCCTTGGTCTATATCAGGCAAAAGAAAATAGAGAAAAGAATTTTAACAAGGAATAACTATGGAATGGACACAATTTATCATCTTTTTTATAGGTGTATTTGGCCTATGGATATGGAATAGAGTTGAAAGTAGAGCAGATACACGACATATGCAAAATATGATTCAAAGTAACAGAGATTTGATTAATGCAATTCGAGAAGACATTAAGGACTTTCACAGCCGACTATGCTCAATAGAAGAGAGAAATAAGAAAGGATAGATATGGAAAACTTTGGATTATTAATAACTATTATTTTAACTGGCATGGGTATCATAATCGCCATGGGAGCCATTGTAGTTACCCTCTTCCTATGGAGTCGTGGTGAAGCGAATGCGGACAGACGCGATATTGTTAATTTAATAGTAGCGATTAAAGAAGACGTTCAACTAGTTCAGCTAGAAATGAAGGATTTTCATAATAGACTGTGCTCAATAGAAGAGAGGAAAAGAAAATGATTGTATTACAAATAATTGGAGGGATTCTGTTACTTCTCTGGATGGACGGAATCATCTTCGACTAATTCTTGCGCTAGAATAGCTGCCTGCTGAGGGGAGTTATTCTTAGCGGCTATTATAAGCTTTTTGGCTATATTCTGTTTTTTGGGATCAATAAGAATTTTGGTCGCTACGCTTTTAGCTGTTTCATATGTCATAAGAGCCCCCAAAGTCTTCCAAGATCCTGTAAAAAATGCTCTTGCCGCCTCTAATGACTTAATCATTTTTGATGACTGGTCTGCTGGTTTAATTTGCTTCAGGAGAGATTCTATAGCCTCGGCACCTTTGTTTATCGTCTTAATATTATCAAGTTGCTCAGGACCGAGAACCTTTTTAGCAAGCTCATGATTTTCTGGATTATTCAAGATGGAGGAAAGCTTCTTGAAGTTCATCCCATCGACTGTAGAAGCTTTCTCGATGGTTTCCATGAAGTCTCTGGTCTTTATCCAGTGCTTCCATGCCTCGTTTGTTTTCTCGAAGTACTTGCCAAATTTAGCAGCTTCAGTGCCCGACTCTGCGAAGCTATTCTTGATGCCTTTTTGCACGGTCGTCAAAAGGTGTTCTTTTGTTTTAGCATCAGTCCACTTGCCGGACTTTCCCAGTTTTCTGTAAAAGCTAGTCATGAAGTCCGCGGTATCGGATTTGTCTACCTTTTCAAGGCCTTCTTTAAGGAACTCTATGAACTGCTTTTCTTCTGGAAGAAGGGCGGATTTTTGCATGTAATCAATGGAATCTTGAATGGATTTTCTAAATGGCTCTTTGTTTTTTATGGGCACGCTGGAGGCCAGTTCTTCCATCGCTTGATAAACTCCACTAGCCTGTTTTTCAAGATAAGGCAAACCACCCTCAGCGTATCCGGGAAGCCCTTTTTTGATTTGTTCCTTGAAAAGCTCTTCACTGTTTTTTACTCCTTGTTGTATTGCATTTTCAGCTTTAGGAGTCAGGGTGGCAAACTTCTTCAAAATGTTTCGTTCTTCCAGGGCATTCTTGGCTAAGGTAATGTCTTTTTCAGCAAATCCTGCTTTTCTCAAATCCACAATGACCTTTTCAACTTCCTTGCTTTTTGAAGTGATGGGAACATTTGTCTTGGGAGCAAACTTAAGTCCAGCAACAATCTCTGCTGCTGCCTGTGCCCATGGAGGTGCACCAATTTCTTCCAATGTCTGTCCAGCTGTTCCGGCGGCTATAGGAGCTAGAATGCCTCCGCCACCTAAGGATGCTGTCCCACCGCCGATCTTGCCAATGCGACGAGCATAACGTCCTGCTGCTGTTTTTGGTTCAGAAACGAGACCAAGTTTTTTACCTACTTCTTCGACGTTCTGCGATGAAGCCAGCCGAGAAGTTCTAGGGCTAATCTCATCGTCACCGGAAAGCTCTGCAATCTCAGACGCTGACGGTCTTTTCCCCTCTTGCATACTTTTGAGAATATCGCTTTCACGCCCATATTTTTCCTTTTCTCCAGGAAGCATGCCTTCACTTTGTATGCCTAGAAGGTCAAGAATATCTCCATAAGTTCCGAGAGATCCTATGCCAAATCCTTGGGCACCTTGTTTGGCAATATCTTCAACAGCGCCTGTTTCTTTTTGTTTTGGAGCAGAATTATAGTAATTTAAAATTTCTTGCGGCGAATACCCAGCTTCTTTCGCTTTGGCTATTTTTCCTTCAAAAGCTGGATCTTTTTTGGCCATATGTTCCATGATCTCTTGATCAGAATATCCATGCTGCTTGGCCTTTTGATATTTTTCTTTAGTACTCATTCCAACAACTCATCTAATGAAGGGCGAGCTGTTTTGCCGCCATCTTGTTCAACCTTGGATCTGGCTTGGGCATTAACACTTTTCAATTGATCTTCCAATTGAGATTTCAATTTTCTATAATTCTCAGTAGCATACTTTTTGACCAAGACGGGATCGGCGCCTGACCCATAGTGATCCATGGCTGCCTTAAAAGTTTCATCCTTGAGGTAGGCAATGCGATTTCCCAGGGCAAGCTGCTCTGCGATAAGACGACGACCTTCAGGGCTGTTTGCTAGTGTTGGAAAACCTTGTTTGAATTGATCCAAGTCGAAGTTAGTCACACGGCCTGGAAAGAAGTCCTTAGCCCGTCTAGCCATACGTGCAATCGTTTTGGCATAATCTTGTGCTTCAGGTGTTGCGAGAGCCTTGACGCGCAAATCCCCTGATTCCCAATCGACGTTCCACTTTTCCGCACCTGTTGGCAACGCCCCTGGAGTTTCATTCAAATCCTGCAAGTGCTTGACTTCGCGATACTCATCGTCAAGAGCATTTAATCGATCGACAGTTTCGTTATATAGAGGCGTATTTGTCTTTTCTCTGTACTCATTTTGACGCACCATGTCTGCCGGAGTGACGCCTGCTGGTTCTGGCAATTCAGGAAAGTCAAGAGGCAATGCACCTAGGTTTGTGCCAGGTATGTCAATGTTTGGCGCCGTTTGTGGCGTTGCTTGATCTGGCCCCGTTAATCCCTTCCCAGATTTAGACCTACGAATCAAATCATTTACATTTCTAATTACGTCGCTTTGGCCCCCTGTTGGAGCATTTTCCATCTGATTCTGCCATATTTTTGCAGTATCTTCAGGATAACCGGCCTTAATTAGGGAATCATAGACAGAACGCCCGATTTGTCGGTTTTTCTGTATTTGCATGACCTTCAATTGATTTTCTGGGCTGAGCTTGGCTAAGTCCTTGGCTGGCACCTTTTGGCCCTCTACAACGCGCCCTAGAACGTCTTGTTGTTGCTCGTTCATTTCCTGCTGTTCAATTTGCATTCTTTGTTGAAATATCTCTTGTCCCTTTTCGCCATAAGGACTCAATGCCGATCGAAGTGCTTCTAATTTCTTACTTTGCGGTGCGCCTTCTAGAGCCTTGTCATGTAAAACGCTGTCTAAGCTTCTATTAGCGAAAAAAGTATTTAGTCCGCTGCCTAGACCTTGACCAAGACTCATTCCGAGCATTTCTGATAATTTCCCCTGTGGATTTCCCGATTTAATATATTGAGGCATTAACCTATTCCCCCATATTTTTCATTCCTGTTTATATTTTTAAACAGTGAATCAATTCCTCTGCGTGTGAGTCCAGAATTTTGTTGAGAATTTTTAAACAGACTACTAATGCCGCTCCCTATCCCAGAGCCTAAAGCCGAACCAAGAGGGCCTCCTAAAGCTCCGGCAAGTCCACCCATAAGTGGGCCTAAGAATCCTTGGGAACCTTCTTCCTGATTGTAGGCAAATGGTTGATAATTCAGCCCATTCTGAGACAATTGGTTGAACTGATTTGTCTGTGCTCCTGCCGCTTGGCCTTGGAGTTGAGAGAAAAGTTGTGCCAATTGAGATTGAAGATTAGAAGTTGCCCCGCCTAGAGCCTGACCAAAGCCACTTGAAGAGAGAGCACCGGCACCAGCAAATCTTTCAGCTATCTGAGGAAGCATTTGTTCCTGGAATTGTTGCAAATATGGCTGTGAGAATTGATTATAGGCTTCCTGTTGGTTTGGTCCCAAGAGATTGCTGTAATAGTCCTGCGCCCTATTATAACCACCACCATTTTGAGACATTCCCATGGCTTGAGAAAGAATTTGATTATGTAACTGTTCTTGCTGCGGCGTCCCAGTCGGAACTTTATTCAATTTGTCTGGGCTTCCGAAGAGCCATTCACTAAATCCTGCCATATCTCACCTAAATCGATGTGTTTCCAGAGCCGTCTGTGAAGTATATTGTTGACGGTTGATTGAGTTAATTTGAATCTATCAGCTAATTTTTGATGAGTCCAACCGTTTTTTCTTAATTCGAATATCTCTTTAACATCCTGTCCTTTAATTTTTGCTCCAGGATGCTTTTCGCCTTTGTGTGATTTTCTGTTTTTACTAAAACAATCTTTTACATTGTCTTTGGCAGTTCCTAAAAACAAATGATTTGGATTAACGCATTTTGGGTTGTCACAGTGATGGCAAACATCTATTCCGTCTGGAATAATTCCCTTGAATAAAAACCAAGAAAGTCTATGAGCCAATATTGATTTTCTACGATAGCCCGTTACTCCATATCCATGTTTTGGGACACACTTATTCCATTACCAACATTCATTTTTTTTTATATACTTTTCCTTAAAGTTTTTTCTTAATTTTTCATGATATTTTTCATCAGACAATCTATATTCATATTGACAGTGTTTTTGCCTTCCAAGTTGAGATGTGCCTACCTTTAAATATTCTCCACAATCGCATAAACATTTCCAGAGACGATTTCCGATTTTTTCTATTACAATCAAACGGTTGTATCTTCTACCTGGAATAATCCGCTTTTTCATAAAACCTCACTTTGGAGATTATTATGTAATACTTGCTACTTCAAAACAAGTCACACCTTTAAATATTCTTGAACCCATACGCACCACGTCAGTGCATTTCCGCTGTTGTTCTGGATAATTATTGTATTTGTCGAGTTTTGATATCTTACGTAAATAGACGGATCATTCAGAAAATAAGAAAGTCCGCTAGTATCTACCGCTCCCCCAAAGCCCTGCACAGGGAAAAGATAGCCATTAATAAGCATGGGTTGCGTAGTCGTTGACAGAACAAGGCTTGTACTTCCTGCTGGGATATTGCCGCCGTTGAGTAAGACAAGATCTACGGTAATCCGATAAGCGTTTCTGTTTTGTTGAGGATTCCCCGATTGAAACCATTGTTCGAATGCCGCGTTTTCTTGGAGCAAAAATAGTCCGCTTTCCTTAGTATTTACGGCATTTGCAACTCGACGCAAATAGAGAAGCAATATATCTTGAAAACCGTTTTCCTGCGGATTTACATCAAGAGATACGGGCAATTGGTTTGTATTAAGAGAAGGATCACTAGAAAATGTCATGTAGCCTCTAGTTTATTAATCTTCCACCCTCTCGGAACCAAATATTCATAGCATTCAATTCCATGGGCGTTTGGTGCGTCGCCAATTGATTCATGAGATTGTCGTCATAAGTTAGTCCAATGCGCAGATATTGGCCGAATTGCGTGCTATAGAAGCGGTACCAGGCGTATTTAGATCCTGGAATGTACGTTTGCCCATTAACGGATGAAGTATTCCATACGCCACCAGTAATATATGTACTGAACCCAGTTGAATCCGTGTTATTCAATGTAAAATTATTCGCATCGACGACGGTAATTGTATAAATTGCAGCATTCAGTTGCGTCATGCCAACGACATTGCCGATGTAGATAAGCGTCCCTGTGATTAGGCTATGATTTGGACTCGTAATCTGGCAGGGATTTGCCTTTGTTGCATTCGTGATGAATCCACACCCCTGAGATGAATTAATCAGTTCCTGGTTCGTGCTTAGAAGATTAGCCTGCTCGTCTAAATAACTATTTACAAACAACTGTATCGTCGTCGCTGTTATTGCTGGAGAAAAGAGATTCGAATCCATTTGAAAGTCGATAAAGGACAATTTGAACTGCTTTCCGGCATTCTGAAACGGGTTAAAGTCCTTACCCTGTATGTTCATTTTTGGAAATAGTGTCACACGACCTCCTCCGATATAAACATCTGATGAGGTTATATCAACGGCATCATAGTTTTGAGATACAAAGTTCCATGTGGCTAACGTTACTGTATTGGCATCTACGACTGTGACGTTGTAAATTTTGTTATTTATACCTGGATCAGCAACAGGAACAGGAGGCGAACCAGACACCCAAAGAGTACCCTGAATATAAATAATTTCTCCATTGTCCAAATTGTGGCTAGGAATTGTAACTTTTGTTGGATGCGCGGTAAAATCTATTGCTGTTATAGCCATGGTATTGGCATAAAGCGTTGTTACTGGCTGAGGCGTCGCAGCATCTGGATTCTGATAGATATTAATGAATCCCTGCTGTGTCCCACAGGTAACATAATCGACGTACTGCTGGTCATCGACATTGTCCCAAGAAACGTTGCTATCCCAGTAGGTCGTCAAACTATCCCAAGTAATGCCAAATTGGAATTGACTTGGGCCAAAGCATGTAATTGTATCTCTATTTTTTGCCCAAGTATTGTTTCTGTAATTAAAAATCAACACGGTGTTGGGATACGTCTGATTCGTAGAAGCATTGGCTGTATCTAGATAATTCCAGTAGACGACTTCCTTTTCAAAATCTCGAACGCCATGGACAAAATTTGGTCCGCTATTTTGTATTTCAAAGCCAAAAACTTGCTCAGGAATTTGATCATCTAGTCGGGTAACTCCATTGGCAGCAGCTTGAACAATTCCTCGATCGCTGACAACCATGACTCCCTGATCAAATACAATAGGACTATAAGTACTAACAGCCCCAAAATCTGAAGAAATCCTTTCCCAAATAAACGGTAAACCATATTCACCTATGTATCTCAATTGCCATGTAGAATATTCAAAAAATACTATAAGCGTGTTTCTAAAAAATGCTGCGCTTACAATGCTTTCATTTGTAGGGGCATCGACGAATCCACCACGACCAAATAGATCTGATCTCCAACCTATGGTTTGATTTGTAGGGTCTCCAATTTGACTAAATCTGCATCTGGCGAAGAAGTTCGTCGCCCCTGCAACACCGCCAGAAGTAAGACCTTCCCATGTATTTAATGCTAACAAACGCCCGTAATAAGGAATTAGTATTAATGCTTGCCAAAGTTTTGATTGAGCTGGGCTCGGAGGATTATCTGCAATAATTGGCTGTAAATCTGTCCAAATAGAATTGTTGAAATATCTAATCGGATCATAAGGAGTTGAAGCTGCTAGAGTAATATTATTGTTGGTAACGAAAAAATATCTCAAATCCGGCGTTGCACCCTGGTAATTAGCTGCCCAAAAAAAGTCCGTATTTGTTCCCGTCCACGTCTTTGTTGGGTCTAATTCCTGGAAACCATTGACGTATTGATAGGCGTATTTTGTATCAAAAAATACCGTCGAATCTATTCCTATCGTCGCCACGTCTCGCTTCAAAATCCCCATGACAGGCAAAGCGGGATAATAGATCATAGTGACGTGCGTGTCATGACCAGAACCTGCCGTATCGGTGATAACTACATCGCCCGTCATGTAGTTAATTGTCCCGAAATTCAACAGTGGGCTTGTAACGTTTGTCAAGGTTCCGTTCCCTTGATCGACAAAGGGCGTGGCTATCGTAGCAATAGTTATGCTGACACTGCCGGGTTGTATCTCAGCATTAGTTTCTTTGGTGATAGAAAGTTTCGTGTAGAGATTAAAAGACCAAGGCGATGCACCGCTATTTAGTATATCGAAATTAGTTGTGACGCGAGACAGACGACCCATGGGGACTTCACCGTCTCTTTTCTTGGTTCTTTCTCGGAAAACGTAGGCATTGTTCAGCTCAGAATAGGCTTCATTGGCAAGTAATGCAGGTTTTCTATCCTGAGAAAGTCCTCCGCTTGGGTATCCGCCGATAAGAACCTGTTGAAAGCCTGAAGACATTTAGTTTCCTATGGCTATAAACGTGTAATTAAGGTTGCCGTTTCCTGTTCTGTATGCCGTAAATCCTGACGTGCTGACGGAAGAAAGGTTCACCCCAGCCGCCTCAGCAGGATCGTTGCTCGTACTCCCAATAACTGCTGGCATAAAGACATTATGAGGAAAAACAATCGGGTAAGAAACTCCTTGTGAATGAATATTCGAGGCCATGGAAAATGTTCCCCATTGTAATAGGATTCCACCAACCCAAGCGTACCCATTTCCAGCAAGAAGACTCCCTGTAAGTTGAGATAAAACCCCTGCGCCACTAAGTGAATAAAGTTGCGTATCACCATTGTTTGGAATTGCTGGGGTTGTTGTCGAATTAACCACCAAGGTTCCAGGGACTCCAGAGAAAACTTGGTTAACATTCGTAGCTGTCGATACATTCGTCTGACTTACTTCGTGGATAATTTTGTGATATCCAGCCGGGTTGCTTCCTGGACTTCCATTATTATCAATATGATCTACGGCAAGTGTCTGAAATGTTCCATCAAGGTTATTTCTTATGACAACTTTTGTTTGCCCAAGAGATGACCCATCTGGTGGATATCCTGGGGTGTATGTTGGTATTGGCATAACTCTCCTTAGCTAACGCAAACAGTTGGTATTGGCTGTACATTTCGAGGGTTGCGTAATTTCTTCTTATTTTTCTCGCTCAACTTGGCTTTTGCAGGTGCTAGTGGCTTGTTGACTATTTTTTCTTTTCCCTTGATGACAACCATGAGAACTACCCCGTTGTATGTCGCCCAACAAATGGCCCGCCACCGAGCGGAATAGGTTTGTTTGGTAGCGATTTAACTTTCTTTTTCTTATCCTGAATCGGAACTTTCTGCGGTTTGCTCTTCTGCTTTTTTTTCATATCGATCCAAAGTTAGTAAGGGCACCGCCAGAGGAACCGTAATTATCGGTAAGCTGATCTGTGTAAATTGTTCTAATTCTTTGCTGTCCTATCTGGGCGTACGTTCTCGTCTCAATGACGTCGTATCTTTCTTTGAGCATTTTGTCAATAAACATGACACCGTCGCTATCTAGTCTTTCCTCGAAGATCTTCTTAGAGGCCCCTACAGCAAGTATTTCCCACCACTCGGACAATTCTGGGTTGCCAGACATATCGGCCGCCAGAAGGGCTTGTATTGGCTGTCTATAGCAAGTAAGCTCGATTGTATAACCGGCATCTGGCACTGGGCACAATGTGAACTGGTTTTGATAGAACATGATCGCTAGAGGAATATTGAAAAGCTTGGGATTGTATTGAATCTGTATCGGAGTACCAGCAGGTATGGCCTGAGCAAAGACAAGGCCGGTGATTTCACCTGTTTGATAGTTAATTGTTGCACCACCTGGTACTGTAGGCGTAGCTGAGGCATATTGCCTATAATACGTCCAACCGTACTCTTGATTGGTACTGTTGCTTGTCTGGAATATTTGAATCAGATTGCCTTGACCATCATCGGTTACATTCTGGGTTTCTCCGACGCCATTAGCACCTATGACGTTTGCCGTAATTAGAACGTTTTGAATGCGTCCTTGAGGGAAAAATAGGTTCCTGTTCGTCTGGGTTCCTGGGTCGTTGTTGAAACTGGCTACAAGCGGGTTGGCTGTTGTGAAACCGCTGTACGGACCTGTAGTTCCGTTGCCGGAAGCAAAGTTAGTAAACTGCTGCCAGTTAAAATTTGAGCCGTAAAATGACCACGGATCGGTAAATAATCTTATTTCTCTTTTAGCGCACGTGCAAGGTTGATTAACTGTAATATACAATTCGCTGTTGAATGGATAAACATCTTGGCCAACGTTCGTTGTAAATGTATAAATATCCTTGAGCTTTAATGATCGAAACTTAGCTGGCAAGTCATAGGAATAAAAACTATGCATTTGCTGAACAATGTAGCTATCCGTGACCTGAAATGAGTTGCTCGAACCAGTTAACTTTCTCGTCTTAGTGACGGCATTAGCCAGTGTCGGATATAAAGGAAACGTTGGTACAAATGTTATTGTCATGTAGTCGGCTCGTTATCAAAGGCATCTTCTAACGTGACCGCCGTTGTCCCCTGTATGATTCCAGAGCCTGCCGGAACCGCTACACAAGGAACCTGTGGGTCTTGAACATATATAAACGGATAAAAATTCGTCGTGTCTACTGCTATTGTTACCGTATTTGGAGTAAGTGAAATTATCTGTGCTTTCTCATTATTAAGTTGAATCATACCGTTGGCAGGAGGGATGCGAAAAGATATCCATTCTGCCACGGTAAAATTAGTATCATCTAAAAAGGTCACGATAGCAGGAAACGAGCGCGTGATATTTGTTATGTACTGCAAATTCGGAATGAAGTTCGCCCCGAAGGGAGGCCCGTAATTTGAGTTAGGAGCGCTCACATTACATCCATTGGTGTGAATCTGCATCTAGATATCGTTTCGAAGCTTCTAGGAGGTTTCTTGCCATCTGTTGGAATTTCCATAGAATATCTACGAACCTTACGCTTCGTATTGTTCAAATGTCTCACGATTCCCATAGGCAAATCGCAGATTTCTCCATGAACGAGCTTAATCATTTGAATAGGCTCTCCTGGATAGATTCGGTGAGAAAATTCTAACCATCCGCCTTGAGCATCGAGGAATTCGAACATACCCTTGCGAATCTTGTCGTCTTCCTTGCGCATTTTTGTAATCAATGCCTCGCGCTCTGCTGGAGGTAATGAATTCTTTGGTTTCTTATTTAATTCTCTAACTTCCATGATAAATCCTTTTTTAAAGTAAAAAGGAGGGGTTTTTAATCCCTCCAATTAATTACGCGTTGGTAATTCCGTTTACAAAATCAGCTTTAAACGCGAACACAGTCATGTTTGCGCTTGCAACTCCTACAGCGGACAAACCAATGTTCATGACGTATTGCGACTTGTTGTCGAATGCATCGGCAAGGTTTGTTCCTGGAGGAGATGCTGGGATTGTTGCACTTCCGTTAAGAGGAACAACGCCAGAGCCCGCTGGTACACACACAGCAGGAGATGCCCCACCGGCAAATGACGCCGATACTGGGAATTGGAATGCAGTAAATCCGGTTGTGTCTACATCGATTGTGATCGAAGAAACAGTCGCGGAATTCGTTACACTCAAGACCCGAGCTGCGCCCGCTGGATTGCTTGAGAATGGGCCGCTTCCTGACTTGCCTGTCAGATTGCTCAATTGAGTCATTCCGTAAGGTGTTGGGATTTGGAAATCTACAAGTTCCCCAGGTGTGTATGGGTTTTGTCTGAAGAAATAAACAACGGCCTGGGTTGCTTGTGTAATGTAAGCAACGGGCAGCGTGTTCGGAAGGAATTGAGTTGGATAAACCTTTTGGTAAAATCCAGTCGTTCCGTTAGCAATTACTAAACCAGCACTTGTGGCAGATGCTGCGTAGCCGAGCGTGATGCTTACGCCAGCAGAAACGGCCGTTACTTGATACAGGTTAGATCCGCTAATTTCTAAGGCTCCAGTGACGTTAATGAGACGAATCCAATCGCCGACACTAATGCCAGTAGTTGTACCTGTAGAAACAACAAATGTAGTTCCGTTGATCGCTGTAATCGCAACTTTTGCAAAAGTTGGAGGATTAGTTTGATCAATGAAAGTGAATCCACCAGATGTGCCTTGTGAAGCATATGTGGTAACTCCAGAACCTGTTGAACTTGGTTGTCCAAGAGCTAGAAAAGAACCAGCGGCCATTGTGCTAAACCATTCGGCATAGACAGGATTAGCGGCTGTGCTTTGTGCACCCCAGTTGGTTGTATCCTTGACGAAAACCCAATCGGGCTTAGCGGTCATAGGGATATTTTGTGCAACGGGCGTTGCGGCGTTGGTGTAAGACCAGGCGCCTATGAATGAAAATGGCAACATATGACCTCCTTAGATTCCTGTTGAGCGTAAGTTTTGAACCCAAAGATCATTCGTGATGCATTGCCCTTGATAGAACGAGCAACCTGCCGTATGCCGGAGCATGCATGGGTCGTTGTTATATCCAGGAGGCAGATAGATAAAGCGAGCCTTACCACCTGCTTGCCACACAACTTTGTAAGCCTCTTTCGCTGCTACAAAACAATTAGCAATATCGTTCCCGAGCATAGATGCGTTAGGAGAGACAGAGCCTTGCTCAGAAGCAAAGAAGCGAATGTTGTTTGCTCCGCCGATCTCAACAGATAGTGTTTGTGAGATGTTTGGATATTGGAATTTCTTGATGAAACCGGACATGTTGTAGAGCACAGGAATCATTCTTGTGGTCAACATGCAACCGTATGCATCTCCAATTGGCGATGTTCCAAAACGCAGTTCAGCTTCTACAATGTTTGTTATGTATTCGCCAGAGTTATTTTGTAATACAGTAAAAACATCATCTACATCTGAAATAGTCATTTCAGTTGGAATATCCCCGTTACTACCCCCGACAGAATTTATTATACTAGCTGAACTTTCCAAATTATCTCTTTGGAGGGCGTCCTGAGTTTCTCTTAAACTTTGTCCTAATCGAGCCGCAGCACTATTTAGCACAGGGTCTTCGTTGGTAATCGTAACTTGACGAGTCAAGACGATATAGGTCGCATACACGCGTACACGGCAATCCACATCAACGCGATTAAGCTGTTGTGGTGGTGGGTTGTTTTGGCCATCATCGAGAGGCACTTCAAATAGATCTAATCGATCGTATCTGCTTTGTCTATCAATGAAGCCTTGGTTATCTGGCAACTCAACAGGGGTAGCAAACAATTGGTGAATTAAGTTGTGCTCTGGAGTTGACAGAAGCTTTGCGTTGTACCGCTGTTGTATTTGCGGCGGCAACGATGCAATTGAGACTGTCATAGTTTTTGTTCCCTTGACCTATTAGGTCATTTCGGGAACCGAGCTAGCCATGGCTGCGTAGCCGTGCATCTCACGATATAAATCCTTCTTCATAGCGTCTGTGAGCTTGAAAGCTTGGGCAATAGGCCGCTTATCGTAGGCCATGGGGGACGTTACCGCCTTCCCTGACTTTTCGATCGCTTTGTCTACTTCCTTCTCTCGTCTCACATCCTTGGCTGTTTCTGAAAGTTTTAACGCCTTGATGTACTTGTAACTTTGCATTCCGATCTTGTATGGATCTTTCAAATCCGCAATCGACGCAGCTAACTCCGGTTCCTTTTCTTCCAAAATTGATAAAGTTTCAGGAGTGACGATCTCGGAGAAATCTGAATATTGACGATTCAAGCGATCCATGAATTGATCTGAGTCGCGTTTTTGAAGTGCCTTTTGCACCTCTTGTTTCACGAACTCTTCAGCGTTTTTGAGTACTTTCTGATTGTTCTTATCAGCTAGCTTTTTCACCTTACCTAAAGGAATGAACTCTTCATCGCCGATTTTATCAAACTCGTCTGGCTCCGCTTGACGCGCAGTCTGCTGATTAGCAAGTTGTGCTTGCATAATTTGCATCTGTGCTTCTCGCAATTGCTTCAGCTCTCTTTCGAGTTCGGCATTCTTGAGGCGCATCGCCTTCAAGTGCTGGTTATTTACCGGCTCTTGAACTTGTTGCACCTCTTTCACTTCATTGACTTGGTTTTCTACCGGAGGAGCTACCTCAATATTTCCGCTGTTTTGGTCTTGAATCTCAGTCATGAATGTCCTTTTTGTTCGGTGGTTGGCTAAGTCCACACATGCACGCCGTGACGTAAGGCTATTCCGTCTTATTTGCGCCTTACATTGACTTTGTTTAATAAAAATTATATAAGTCAAATAAAATGAGAAAATATGATTTGTGATAATTGTAAATCAGAAAGATTAGTTACTGATTTTATAAATAATCAGAAATTTTGTTATCACTGCGTGTATCAGGAAAAGCTCCAAAAAAGCTCAGAAAATCAAACAGAAAAAAGACGCCTATGCCGCACGTGTAGCAAAGAAATCATTCGTAAGAAAAGTGAGAAAAAGAGACAGAGATCGATCTTTTGTTCGCGTGAGTGCGCAACGGCTGGGCACAAAAATCAATTAAGCAATCACTGGACGAGAAAAGTCAAAGGGAAGGAAATAGAATGGACTACATATCAAAAATTGATCCCACCAGAGAAACGGCGGGGAAAATATACCGCGATGCGCAGATTAACGGGGAGAGAGGAGTCGTCATTGGAGATGTGAATCACGAGATCAAGAAAGACCTCGTTGTAGATATTAATGAAGCAATAGAAGAAGGCACAAAAGCCATGGAAGGAAAACCCTTTTACCTAGCCATATACGAGAAATACGACCTCATGTTGAAAAAGGGTTTAGTTAGAATACGAAAAATAACGAAGTACCGTCCCTATCCCGAACAAGACATGATGGCCTTTCACGTCTATCCTGGGGGAGATGTGTATTTTTGCTGGGAATTGCCTCACAGGTCGCAAATGATGAATATTTTATCGTGCCCAGATCTTTTTGATCCCATGCGCGTTGACATGATTAGACGATGGGAAAATTTGCAACTTGAGTACTTTGGCTTTAAAAAAGATGACGAAGGCAATTGGATTGAAAATGAGCTTTTTCGCGGGGATCAACTCCTGAGCACTAAGCCTATTGAGAAGAAATCAAGCCTCCTTCTCGCATAAAAATCTACCCCAGCGCTTCAGGTATACCATGATCTCGTATGCCTGATCTAGGCCTAAGGAATTACACAAATCCTTGTCTAATAAAACAGCTTCATGCTCAGATCTTCCACGAACATTTACCCATTTTACATCGCGGACGCCAGTAGATTTTCTCACCGCGTTCAAATGCGTATAATGATCGCTTTGGCGGCACGGACAACCAGATCCGCAAATACATTCAAGAGTATGCCAACCGCAGTCGTCACATGAGTCGCTCATAAAAACCCTCTAAATAAAAAATGGCACCGACGTGCAATCAGTGCCACAACACAAAAGATAAACGCTATTGTTTCGGAGTATGCAAAGTCAACGTCATTTTTTCTTGACGCATGCGCAAATTGTCCATGTCTCGCATAGTGTGTTCAGGCTCTCTTCGCAATTGCTCGGAATATTGTTCATCCATACGAATAGGGCCTTTTTGCACTTCTACGGAGTATGACCTTGATTCTGACTTTTTGACCATAACAACTCCTATTAAGAATAACGGCCATTATAAGCCTGCTTATTGAGATCCTTAGACATGCCAGCTTGTCGCTTATCCTGTCTTTCGATATACTCATCGGTTTTGCTGAATCCACGTTCTGCAAAATCCTTTTCTGGCTTTTGATAGCTCTCCACAGTAGGCTTCATATCGCCCTGTACATAGCCATGTTTTGACATTTTTTCTTTCATAATAACACCTTGTTAGACTTGTTGACTCATCTGAAATTAAAGTGCTGAATAAAAATGCCACCTGTAAAGGCTTTTTTAGATTCGATTATTTAAGCAACGCTTTGGTTACTCGGAGTGACTTCCTTGTCAGAATTAGCAGCAGGGCTTATTTCGTTAAGGATCTGGATTCTCTGCATTAGGTGATCGAGATCCATGCCTTGCAGTTCCTTAAGCGCCTTAACGACATTGAGCATACTTGCAGTATCCTCTTGATGAGCTCGGCGCAATTTATCCTGAGCCACGGCGCTATCTGTTTGGATTTTAGCCACTCTTTCCTTGGCCAATCCCTCTTGACTATGCGCATAGGCTACTTTCGTCATATTGTCGACTTGCATTTGCTGCATTTGCAGTTGCTCCATTTTCTGGGCCTGCTCTTGTTGTGCTTTCTGACGAGACATGACTTTTTCGATAATGCGATCTTTGTTCTGTATCGTCATGCATTCTAGGACTTCATCGGGAGGAAGCAAATCGGGATACAATTGTTGGAAATGCAGAATTTGAGCCAATTCTAGTTGCTGCTGGCTTTCGGTAAGTGCTGCCTGGACTACTTTGCAGCCGTATTTGAAGAAAATCTTGCTATCGAATTCAGCTGTTGGTTCCTCGCCAATAACCTGACGCACCTTGCCATAAGTCCAATTCTTTTGGATGTATTCAACTTCTATATCGCAACACTGTCTTTGACTTTCGTCGGCCTGGTCAAAAAGCCTCTGTAAGTTCCGTGCAGTAGCCGCTTGTCTCATCATAGAGATAATGCCCGCCTTGTCGTCAACATCCATACCCATGGCGCTAGGATCAATACCTGCAATGTTGAAGAAAATCCCCTTGAGCATGTCTTCCATTTGCAACATAACTGGGCTAGGAGGCACGATCGGCATAGCCTGAACATCATCCATGGAGAAATCTGGATCGATGCTCAAAACACGCCCATGGCCAGAATTTAGTGCATCCTCTGGAGTAACGAGAGCACCTTTTTTAATTTTGAGTCCTTGTTGCTGAGCGTCCAAAATTTCTAAATTGGATACCTTGAGGCGGTTCAAAAGGTACTGGCAATCACGGAGCATAGTCATGGGGCTATTGAACTTGTAGGCGTAGTAGGGAGTATCCGCCGTGAAGAAAGCATGCAGGGGGACAACAGGGTATCTATCCATGCCATAGGGGTTTGGTTCATCGACAATGACGCGATCATTCAAAATAATACTGCGTCTAACTGTGGGAACTTGTTTTTTCAAGGTAGACAATTTACCCTGAAAAGCTTGCATAATCTCTTTGAGCTGTTCTTTGGTACCCGAAAACTCTTGGCATTCTTCTGTCTTTTTATCGATAAGGAAAGTAGCTTCTCGGCTCGTGAGGTACCAATATTCATCAAAGGCAATAAGATTCGGAAACTGGATTTGATAAACTTCCGGCATGTAGAAGAATTTATCATCGCGATATGTGCCCTTAGGCAGTGATAGGATTTCATCGCCGAACTGCGGGTACATTAGGGCCGCTTCTTGAGCATCGAAAAAAGTTCTTACCCACCAGAAACGTGCATCGCTCATATCGCTCTTGCGATAATATGGATCAAATAGGCAGCTTTTCATATCTACATAGCGCCATTTTGGATCAGGACTCAGCGGATCTTTTGTACTATCTCCGTACATGTACATAAAGCCGAGACCTTGAATGACGGCACCCAGCTGGAATGCGTCGCTAAAAGTTGTATGAAAACCTTCTTTGTGATTATGATAGAGGCACTTTGTGAGTTGGTCGGCCGTCTTTTGCATACCATCGCGCACAGGGATTACGGCACCGCTTTTTCTCGTCTGTCTCTGTTGACCGCTTATGGCCTCTGAAATGGGATTCATGATGTTGAAGTTCCATATCTTGCGCCGATATGTAGCAACTCCTGGGAAGATAAGACCCCAAACCTCTTGGTCGTTCATGGTGAAGCGCTGATTGAGATCCGCTTGGTACCACTGGGTTTGTAAGATATTGATACTGTCCGAGTAGTTCTTCTCCATGCCCTGGCGCAGAGAGAGATTTAATGAATCTTCCGGCCAGAAAATCGGCGAATTATTGCGCATGAGACTCCATAGATATTTATAACTTAATCTTGTAAGATAAAATTTGTTATTGGCAAGGAACTAAATGACAGAATTACCCGATATTCCGCAGGACGATGTAGTAGATGTTATAGAAATGACAGACAAGATTGAGACTTATATGAATACAATATTAGCTGGCAACGCACTGAGACTCTCCATGTCGGCCCTCATAAGTTCAACTATTAATTGTATGCTAGGACAATGCAAAACGCTGACCGAAGTTCTGTATTATAGGAATCTTTTCGTTAAAATACTCGATTGCGCGATTAAAGACATCGAGATTAAGGGGCCGGAGAAACCACCTTCTTCTTGACGACCTTTTTCTTTTTGATAGGTTTTTTCTCCTCACTTTCGCATACGGCCTTATATATGGCATTTATTTTGAAAAAAGACTTTTGCTCAAGACTGTCGCCCGCTCTGATAAAGGCGAGCATGGATTTATGAATATGCTGTGAAATATCGGCTACTTTTTTCATTTCATCGATCGTTTTGGATAAAATGTTCCCCTCAGCAATAGAAGATCTAGCCATAGCGACGCAGCCCTTGAACCCATTAATCATGGCGTTAAATTTATCGACATTCTTCATGTAATCTTCAAATTTGTCTAAAGTTTTTTCAGCTAATAAAACCGCCTCTTCTCTGTTGGCGTCCTTTATCAAGCCATCTACTTTGTCATGAAGTCTATTGATGGTATTATTTTCATCTTCCGAGCAAAAAACATCACAAAGCAACTCCTTGATATCTTCAATGCCAGCGTCCATGACTCTTTGTCCATCGCATCTAATGGGAATAGTAGACAGACTTTCTGCCGAACAATGTGCTCTTTTTTCTAGCGCATCGAGACGAGACGCTATAGATAGAATACCGCTTTTTATGTCCTCAATGTCGTTCCAAAACATCATGCACCTCTAGCCCATACGCCTATGATTTGTTCATAGCCCCTATAAGCTGCTTCTACACTCTCAAACTCTACCGCATCGGAAGGGTCTTCTGGTTTAGGCGATATTTGGAGAAGAACCTTTTTTTCATTTTCTTCGAATGAAACTTTATAGATTTTCCCTAAATCAATTGCTCTGTCTTTGATGCCCTTGAAACGGAAAATAGTTCTCTGTGGTTTTGGATGCGACATTGAAGCTGTGCCTTCAGGCGCTGCAACAAAAGGTTTCTCTTGTGCTTGTGCTGATTCAATTGGCGCTGCATCAGCTATGGTATTCTCGTCTGTCATTTTGTATCCTCTTTTAATTGGTTCCATCGTTTCTTATATTCTTCATAGTCCCACATGTCCATGGTACCTTTCTCATCGAACATAGGGCATTCGCAACGTCGTTTACAATTCTTGCAAAATCCATATATCACAAAGTTTTTTGGATCGCAATGGTTGCAATGCTTCATTATGCTTTAACCCACTTCTGTCCCTTCTCGTCAACAAAGAAATCTTCTTGATTTTTCTCAATGGTGATCTTGAATAGTGGTTTTCCCATGCCTTCGCAATACGTTAGGACTTGAGGAAAAGTAAGGTTTGATTCGGGCTCATCCCAAATGATTTCCTTTATTCTTCTGTTTAAGATTTGCTTGCCTTTGATTACTTCCATAGGTTTCTCCGGGTATAAATCGATTATGTCTTTTTTGTTAACCCATCTAACGGGCAATGGTATGTCATAGATCATTTTCGATTCCTAATGACTGGTTGAATCATCTTGGGTTTTACGAAAATGCGCTTAATTCGGCGATATAAGCCACGTATGCCTCGCTTAGAGTAGATAATGGGATGTTTGAGTCGATACAGAGTCCTAGACAATCTGGTGCCTCCAAAAAGCCACCAATCATCTAGAATAGCAATATGGCGGGAAAATTTAACGCCCCTCGTCATGCTCGTAAATGAACAGCTTCCATTACTGCGTGGACGATGGATAAATTGAACACCCTTCTCGCCAGGAAATGTAAAACGAACCCTTTGATTATCATTTTGAATGGGTCGGTAAATAAATTCATCCATATTTTATCAGATCCCTATACCTTCGGAATATTTTGTTTTGAGTGGGCTTTGGAACAAATTCTTCAACACTATCGATGAGAGCAAATATCATTTTCACCGATGCTTTGCACTTTGGCCTTAACTCTCGATTGGTGGCTTTATCAATGATCTTGAGACACTCTTCCAGTTCCGTCATCTATGTCCTTTTTCTTCAGATAGGCAAGAATCGCAGCCACTTCGTCTCGCACGTCTGGGATAAAATCACTAGAACATGACGTAAATTCCTCCCACATCTCACGAGCTGCCTTGTCGCTCCTCATAACATCTTCAAGGTTTTCGAGGGTGTATGATCCGTCCTTGTAGCACTCTATGAGCCAATTCCACATATCCAGCACAGTTATCCCTTCTCGTCCAAAATATTTACAATATGATTCAAAAGACTTTCCATGCGATGCTGAGCTGACATAAGATCTCCAATGTCAAGCTCCACCCTCTTCATTCTTTCGCTAATGCTTTCATGGTCTGCGTTAGCTTCCAAGAGATTGCATAGATAGCTCACACGGCTCTCTAGTCTGTATAAAGTGGCTTGTTGTATTGTCATAGATTTTACTTATCTAAATGTCCACAAAATGCAAGAAATTTTCTAAAAACCTTTGGTATCAAAACAAAGACTATTTGCATTGTTCCCCCATAACTACTCCGCCAGGACCGCTTGGCCTTTCGAATATGATATCTATGTCAATCATGATACCTGGATCTGCATGGAGCCATATGGCCATTGACATGCCAGCTAGAAATAAAATCTTTTTCATTCTTCTCTCCCAAAATCATGTTCATAGGGTTTTGGCTCAAACCAAGGATCAAAGCACAGGGCAAAATCATCTCCGATCTCGCGCCATAAATCTTTGTCACGTTGTTGATCTAGTTCTATCCACACCGGATAACTCATAAATGCAGTCTCAGTACCGTGCTCACGTTCCCAGCTTGTCCGATCTCGTTCATAATGCTCATAGGCTTCGCAAGGATGGAAGTCGAAGAACGAGTAGACGTATGGCGATGTGAATAGGCACGCTAGAAATACAGCATAGGAAAAATAATAAGCTCGATAACCCTTCAGATGCGATAATATTTTGTCGTTGACGATGTTCATAATGTCTCCTTTTTGACGCAACTTTGCGCCACATCTTCTCTACTCAGGAATTTCACAATCAAATTCATAAGATTCTCAAGCCTCTGTTGGCTCGCCATGATATCGTCATTTTGCAGCTCCATTTGCGCCAATATCTCTGTAATGTCACCGGTATGCTCGTTGCCTTCAAGAAGCTCGGAAATCCTTCTTATTCGATATTCAAGGTTTTGTAAGGTTGCTTGCGGTGTTGTCATTCGCTTTCCTCCTCGATGCATTTCATACACTTTTTAGCTACACTGATATTGGCGATTATCATTTTGTCGTCTTTCCATAAATAAATTGGCCGTACAACGGCGTACATAATGGTTTGCTTTTTTCTGTCGCAATAATCGCAATCCTGTTTGGTGGTAAAAACTTTGAGCCACTTTTCTTTGTCGATCATACGCCGTAATACCTATTCACTGCCTTCAAATCGTTTTCTGCGCTGCTATTGTCTTTTCGCTCAAGCCCCTTAAGACCGACGGCCAAGTAACGGAACGCATCTGCGGCATGGCTATGTTCATCGTGTAGCGGTGTGTTTTTATAGCATCCGAGTCGATCATCCCAAACCTTTTTGTAAGCCTCAAGGTGTCTAATAGCCTTCGCCGTTTTTTCTTCATCGAATACACAACGCGATAGCATAGATCGTACCGTTTGGATACCTTCCAGTTTGTCACATTCTTTGATATCCAATACGACAAACTTGCCTTCGAGGTTTGGCGTAACAAAGTCGAGATATTGCGTCTTAGCTCCAGCGTCTCTTTTTCTCGCATCATGAGGGAAGATATGACGTCCAAAGCGGTATTTTTGTTTATTAAGCCAATCACAGTAATGAGCTGCTCCTTCGTCCCAGTTTTCGTAAAAGTTTATAATCGAGACCGCGCCGCCGCGTCCCACTTGAAAACAAAATATTGAAGTAAAGTCGTCAAGACCAATGTCCCAAGCGGTATGGACAGGTGTACTATCGTCGTAGGGAACCCTGCACACATTCCCGAGAGCACGCAATTTGCTGAGCTGAGTACCGTAATAAAGACCTTCGTTCGCACTTTCAAAAGCCTCCTTTGGCGTTGAGGGGTATTCTTGTCGCATCATCTCTTGTCCGAGCATGCGCTGCTTCATTTCATACCATCGTCTCTGATCTTCGTCAATCTTTCTTTGACGTTCGATTTCGATATGATCTAGGTATTCATTGATTTCCTTGGAAACAATTATGCTAGTCTCTGGAAACGACATATCCGTACTCCTTTAAAAATGAAATTGCCCATTCAACCTTATCTTCAATCCTTTGTCCATATGGATGAGAATGTCCCCAAAGTTCTAAATTCTCAATTCGATTGTCGTCTCGAATCCCATTCTTATGATGTACGGTTTCTTTGTCTTTTATAGGTCTTCCTAAATGCTCAGACATAACAAATGTGTGCTCGCAAATACGCCCATATTTCATGGCATTGGGATGTCCCTTCTTATGCAAAACAACATATCCGTCACCGTTATAATGCTTTTTCTCTCTGGTTCGTTGATATTCCCTATGATCTAAAACACTCTGTGTGTCCGTAGGCAGTCCTTTTTCTTTCATATGAAAAACATAGGCATAACATCGCTTGCACAATGCATCATTGACTGCCAAATTGTTGCATTCTTTTTGACAGATTCTGCATGTATTTGCAACAATAGTACTCCTGTTAAACTTCTTTCTTTGCTGTTCATACTGCACCCTATTGTAATACTTTTCTTTGCATCGGCGATTACAGAATATCTTTCTTGTGAGTGTAGATTCAAATTGAGTAGAGCAGTTTTTGCATATTTTCATAACTGGTATTATACGGTATTCATGAATCAAATCCTATACGATTCTTCTTCATACCAAGGAAAGAAAAAAAACCTCATATCCATTTTGGTTAGCTTTTTTCCTGACAATTGCATTTCTTCCGCTCTCTTACAGAAGTCATAGAAGTATCCCTCTCTCCCCTCGGCCGTTGATTCAATAGCAATAACTTGATCTGCTGAGACAGTGTTGAGTGAGCCTGTGACAATTTCTTTAGCAACATCAGGTGACTTTGCGCATATTTTCCCGAATTCGGACACGAGCAGGCGCTGGTAAGTACCAGAGCGAAACCCAGTAGAGACCCGATAACTAGATCCGTTTTCGAAAGCGAGTTCTCCAGCTCTGTCATTTGTTGCGCTGTTAAAAGCTCTCGTCCACAGGGGCATTCTGTCGTAGGCATACTTTACCTTTTGTTTGAAGATTTGTTCGGCGTCTTCTTTCCTATGTGCAATAATGCCTGCGTTGGTATTAGGATGCCAAAAACAATCGTCTAAGAAATTAATTGAAAATTACGTTGTAACGCCAAGCTGCCGAGCCTTTAGGACAAGCATTTGATGCCATTCCTTATGATACAGCTCTTGTTGAGCCCAATTGAGATTGAACAGGACTTCCTGGCCGGATTTGTTGGTAATGTAATAGAGGTGGGTTAGGCGCCACAGCTTATCGTTTAATTCTTCTTGAGTGGGTATATATTCTTCGCTCAAGATTTGGCCTTGGTTATTTTATAGATGGTTGCCAAGAGACTTGCACTCTTACAAAGGATATTCATTTTTCTTATTCACCTTTTGTCCCGCTCATTAGGACTATCTTACCTATGCGACGTAACAACCCTTAATGCTTCTAGTATTGTGATGCGTTTGCGTTAAATTGACAAAAATGTTAGCCTCGGTGCCGTGAGGCATCCACGGAGTGGACTTGAGCCGAAAAATTATTTCAGCTTTCTTTTACTTCTTTGAACTTCTTCGATGACTTTGATTCTTTCTTGCTCAAGGGCTCTAGCTTCCCCTTTAAGGGCGGAAGCTTTGCGAAGCTCGTTATCATCGGCGTCTTTGTCTTCGCCTTCTCTGAGGTCGCCAAAGTAGATCCTTTGCCATCTGTCCGAGATTTTGTCCCTGACGTTGCTGTTTTTATCAACATACTTTAGTCCTATAATCTTAAGAGCTTGCTCGTAATAGGGAACGAACTCGGCTCTCTGGATGAATGTTTTCCATTCGTTATAAGTATACCCCTTTTCGATCGTATACCACTCGCAAAGATGCAGAATTGTTTCTTTATTTTGTTTTACATAGTCGACCATTTCCTTACCAAGCTCAATCATCTTTTCAGGGGGATAAGAAAACTCTCTAGGTCTAACCATCATTCTACCTCAAAGTCAATGCGAATTAAAATACGATCAGGTTCCCCGATAAAGTTCTTCTTGGCTTGATCAATGCATTTTCTAACTTGAGGATCATCGGGAGACGCTGTATAAACTTCGTAAATAGTAAATTCTTGCTTATATGTTCTTGAACTATCTTTTAAAATAACCGTGAGTTCGTTCATGTATTACCGTGCTTTTTTTCTTTTCTTTTCCTCACGGTAGGCAATAAAAAAGTTTTTAGTCAAGCTTAGCCAAAATGCTCATTTCGTCAATTATTAGATATTTTTCTTTTTCGTGATCTATTTCAACACCGAAGTGTTTTTCGAGGAAAATAATATCTTGGATTTTGACTTTTGTAACTTCATCACCAATTGCTATTACCAAGAATTTCGTGGGTTTCTGGGTTAAAATTATATTCCCTGCGTTGCCTATAACGCCTTGAATCAAAACCCTTTTTCCTACTGGTTTTAACATCATAACTTTCCTTTTGTTAGATTTTGTTTTTGTCAGACAATCGACGATTGTAAATTCCATTCTTTAGGGATTCTACAATCAGAGACTGCGAATTTATGTTTAATAATTCAAGGGCATATTTTTGATAACTTTGAAGCGCGGACAACATGTGATCGTGATTATAGTTTTCTAGGGTGCAACAATGAAAAATTGCCCTAAATAGCCTGTTATTAAAACTAGCATTTTTCTTTCCAATTAAACTCACCAAGTTTTTTAAAAACTCTACTACTTCCATGGTCATTTTTATCGATCTCTCTAAAACAAACGGATCTTTTTTTAAAGCAAATGTACCCTGTCTAAATTTTTCATAGGGAGAATCTCCGAAAGCACAGCAAGCGACGGCACAATGGAGAGGGATTTTATATATATCGATAACGAGTTTAATAAAAATATAAGGCGGTAAATGTCCATAATATTTTAAATAGTCGGTTAACACCCAGGCCCTTTTAACTTCGCATTGTGCAATATCATCTTCTGTCATTTCTTCAGCGAAAAAATAAGAAATAGGAGATTTTATAATTTCTGCAATTATTAATCTGTTTTGACCTTTTAATACATTCATATCTTTATCAACGCAAATTGGATCATCAATTAGAAGGTTTTTTTTCTTAATAGAAGCAAGAAGCAGCTCCGGATTTACGTCTCTGTTTCTATTTAAAAACCTAAATTGCGCATAATTTGTGGTTATATATATTTTTCTTTCTGCCATAGTTTGCCATTTTGTTTGTGTTTTTGTTGTTTTTTGTTTACCAACTAATTTCAATTCTAATTCCATATTCTAAACTTTTTACTTGATCGCACGATATTGAGATTCTTTTATCTCCATCTGCTCGACCGGCAATGTAGTTTCCTGTTATAATTGCGCAGATAGCGTCGACGATGTACTTGAAGCTTGCGGGCAAGTTGTCGAAGACGTCCAGCTCGTGCGGGGCGAATCGGGTGAGGACAACGCGGCACGGCAGCCGGAAAAGGCCACGGTGAGGGTTAAGAAACGTGCCTACCAGGCGCTTCTGCTCCGAGTGCCTCCGGTGCCTCACGGGCCAGGGTTCGAAGCAGTTCGCTTCGCTCTTAGTCCGCAGGGGGATATCAAAGGTCGCTTTGTCTATACAGATCTCGATTTTGGCACTTCTTTTAGCCCAGGATCGACTATTTTTCTTAATCCGAGTGTTCATAGCCCTATCCCCCTTTTGATCGATTGTAGGGCATCTAAAGTGCCTTGGCTGGCCTTCCTTGTTTCCAATATCAAACTCAAAACGGGATATCTTCGTTTTCGTTTTTTTGCGGCAAATTCGCACTTCCTCCCTTTTCCCAAGATCGTGCTTCAAGAAAATGCTTTATATCCTCATGGAGAAAATTGCTGTCCTGCGAGTAGCTCTTGAGAAACTTCTTCTCGCCGCCCTTCTTGACGGAGGCTGAAATTACATCCCAAAACATGGCGCCGGTATTCATTTTTTTTCTCACGAAGGTCACTCGATGCTCTTTTTTTATGCACAGAACGACGGCTTCCTTAGTGTATTCATCTTCTGGAAAACTTTCATGACTAACGAAATCAAATTGACTCATATTTAACTCCTTTTTTGTTTGTGATAACGCTTTTACTTTCATTTCGCAATAAATTTTTCAGTGACATCTATCACGTATTCCCATTCTTTGAGAATGGCAAGAAGCCTCCCTTTTTGATAAAGTACGAGGGGTTCTTTCTTTGTTTCATGGAGAAAGTCGTCTCGAAATTTTATTTCATCTGCCTCAAAAACATGTTTTCCACATCCATACCAAACTTCGTAAATTCTCATTTTTCTCCTACAATGTTTTTCTCTATCAAATCTCTACATTTTTGCTTAAATTCTCCATCGACCAGCGCGACGAAAACCGACTCGTGATAGGCGCTTTCGCTCTCGAAAAGAATTCCTTTTTGATCTCTGTTTTGATCCGTATACAGTCGAATCCTCCAGCCGTTCCCATTCTCAAATTCCTCGAACTGACGGCACAATTTTTCCGCTAGGTTCGCATTCTCTCGGATATTTACCTTGACCTTGTTTTCGACCTTCCAGTTTGCGAGGGCATTTGGCCAGTCCGTGATATCGCATTTTCTCTTCTTGCTCCCGAGGATAAACGCAATCCCCTCCTGAACTTTCTCGAGGCTTCCCTTGAGCTGTATGCACAAATCAAGATCTTTTTTTCTCATGAAAACTCCATCACAAACTTTTACCTTTTCCTCTTTCGAAGAAAAGTCATCCGTCAGTCCGGAAGCAGAAGGGTAGGGATGATGATCTTTCTTTTCTTTCTTAATCATTCTTAGTTCGTCGTTGGTCGGTCGTTGGTCGGTCGTTGGACGGTCGTTACTTCGGTCGTTACCTGTGTCAGAATTTATATCCCAAACGCTTGAAGATAAGAGCTTTACCTTTGTCCCGACGGTCGTTATCCCGGTCGTTACTTTTTTGCGAGTGCGGCACGTTTCCACGATTTTGAGGTGTTGGCGTCTAACCAAAATGTCTTTTGCGGTTCGATAATTTTGTTCAGAC